AAACGCCATAACCAATATATTTTCCAGTTTGTTTAAAATAATTATTAGCAATATATAATGAATAATTATAAAGATTATTTGAATAGTGAGAATAATCCTTCAAAATTTTATATTGAATTTTATTAAGTCTGATATGTTGTTTTAGTGTTCTAATAATAAATATAATTTTTTATATCTTATATATAAATAAAATTAAGTCATATTTTGCCATATTTTATTAAGTATTGAAACTAATATATTTTTATTTATAGGTTTTTTTAAGTGATAATCAACTAATTCACTTTTTTGATTTTCAATACCTGATTTTGAAACAATTTTACAATCTCCACAAATATCTTTAATAGAAGTTATCAAATCAAAACTATTCATATCAAATAAATTTAAATCTAATATTATTAGTTCAATTTTTTCTTTTTGTTTTTTATAAATTTCAAGTGCTTCTTTTCCTCCATTTGCAGAAATTATATTAATATGTAAAGAATTTAGATAAATACCTAATAAAGAATATGTGATTGGAATATCATCTATTATTAAAACAGTTTTTCCTGGAAAATCAGGCTCAATACTTTTAGGAATTTTTAAGTCTTGTTCATCTAATGGAATTCTTACAAAAAAAGTTGTTCCCTTATTTATATCTGATTCTAACCATATTTCTCCATTTAATAATTCTACTAAACTTTTAGATATTGATAATCCTAATCCTGTACCTTTATACTTTTTTCTACTACCACTATCACATTGCCAGAATCTATCAAAAACAAATTTGGTTTTTTCTTCTTCAATGCCGATTCCAGTATCTTCAATTTTAAATGTTATAAAATTGTATGAAATGTCGAAAGAAACTTTAATATGTCCACGTTCTGTAAATTTAATAGAATTACTAATTATATTATATAATACCTGCTTCAACCTTAAATAATCTGATGTTATTTTTTGGTCTTTATGTTTAACAAATATCAATTTTACAAAATCTAAATTTTTTCTATAATTAACATCACTAAAAACATCATATAATTCTTCAAATAAATCTAAAATTGAAAAATTTTCATAAAGAATATCTAACGTTTCACTTTCTATTTTTGAATAATCTAAAATGTTGTTTAATAATTCATCTAAATGTTTGGCATTTGAATTGATGGATTTTAGAAATCTTTCAGAATTAGATGTATCATTATTTTTAATATTATCCACTAAAATATCAGAGAATCCTATAATTGCGTTCATAGGTGTTCTTAATTCATGTGAAATTGTTGATAAAAAAATAGATTTAACAGCATTGCTTTTTTCTAATGCTTCTTCATTTTGTTTTTGAATTGTAATATCTTGTAGTACACCAAATACAATTTTATTTACCTTATCATAACTTGCAATTGAGTGAATTGTTTTTATTCCATTACTTGTGTTTATTTTATATTCTACATCATAATGAATATTCAATTTTAATAGATTGGACATAGCATCATACATCAATGGTCTATATTCAGGTAAGACATATTTTTTAACATTTTCATAACTTAATTCTTCTGAACCAGGAATTTCATATATTTTTTTAGCACCATCTGATGCAATTATTTTTTGAGCATCAATATATAATTCCCAGTTTCCAGTTTTTGCAATTATTTCTGCTTTTTCTAATCTATTCTCTGATTGTTTTCTATCTGTAATATCTTGAAATATTTCTAATATTGCTTTTTCTCCATTAAATATAATACCTGTGTGACTTATTTCATAAATTTTGCCACCATAAACACCGCTAGATTCTATTCTCTTTGTTTTTCCAATTTCAATTTCTGAATATAATGGACATTCTGCACATTGTTTTTTATCATCACGATGTACATTCCAACATTTTTTACCAATAACATCACCAACTGTATCTTGTAATAGTTTATTTGAAAATAATATTATACCATTCTTATCTATGATATCCATATAAACCATATAAAATGGTATTGTCTGTAATAGATTTTTATTAAAATCATTAATTACTTCTGCGTTTTTTTGAGAAGTTATAAGTTCTTCAGCTAATCTTACCTTTTCTATACTTTGAACTATTAATTCATTATTAGCAACAACTAATTCATCTACTCTATGCGCCTTTTCTTCGGTTTGATATGACAATTCTTTATTGGCTATTATTAACTCATCTGCTCTATGCGCCTTTTCTTCGTTTTGATATACCAATTCTTTATTGGCTAACCTGACTTCGACACTGGTCGAAGTCAGGATTATTAACTCATCTGCTCTATGTACCTTTTCTTCATTTTGATAATCTAACTCTTCGATTAATTCAGATATTAATTCTTTGATATGTTTCATCTTTTATATTTTTCTGATTTTTTATTCATAAACTATATATAAATTAAATATTTTTTAACTTAATTTGCCCTCTTTAAAATGTTTTCTACAAAGTGAGATATAACTTTCATTACCACCAATTTGTATTTGATTTCCATCTTTAACTATTTCATTATTTAATATTCTAGTATTTATAGTTGCTTTTTTTCCGCACCAACAAACAGATTTTATCTCTTCAATAACATCAGACATTGATACTAAATATGATGAGCCTTCAAATGGCTGTATTTTATAATCACTTTTTAAACCATAACACATTACAGGAATATTATACACATCTACTATATCTGATAATTGTTCTACTTGAATTTTTTTTAGAAATTGTGATTCATCAACTAATACACAATTAATTTTATTAAGTAAATTAGATTTTATAAAAATATCAATAATATTAGTATCATCATCTATTGATATTGCATCCATTTCTATTCCAGTTCTAGATTTTATTTTTTTATTTATTCCATCTCTATTATCTAATGCTGAAGTTAATAATAAGATATTTTGACCTCTTTCTATATAATTGAATGCAACTCTTAATATTTCTAAAGATTTTCCGCTACCCATTGTACCATACTTAAAATATAATTTTGCCATAAATTCTTTTTTACTTTATATATAAAAAATATAATTGAGTTTATCTGATATGGCAAAATATCAGATTTTTTATTTAATATATACTATAAAAAAGAAATTATAAAAATGAAAAAGATGACACAAGAAGAATACATTGAAAAATGTAAAAATATACATAATGATAGGTATGACTATTCATTAGTTAAATATGATGGGATGAATAAAAAAATTAAAATAATTTGTAAGATTCATGGTGAATTTGAGCAAAATGCTAGAAATCATATTAATGGAGTTAATTGTAAATATTGTGTTAATAATAACATAAAGTCAAATAAAGATGATTTTATTAAAAAATCAAAAAAAATACATGGTGATAAATATAATTATGATATGGTAGATTATATAAATTGTGAAACAAAAATTAAAATAATTTGTCCTGATCATGGTGTTTTTGAACAACGACCAACACGGCATTTTAATGGTGACGGATGCTCAGAATGCTCTGGCAATTTTAGTTCAGTTGAAAATTTTATAAAAATTTCAAATAAAATTCACAATAATAAATATGATTATTCACTTATAAATTATAGAAATAATAAAACTAAAGTTAAAATAATTTGTCCAAATCATGGTATTTTTGAGCAGCGCCCAGATAATCATATTGGAAATACTCAAGGATGTCCGAAGTGTGGAACAGAATTAACAAAAAATAAAACTACGGACTCTATTGAGTTATTTATAAATAAATCTAATAAAATTCATAATAATAAATATGATTATTCAATATCTAGTTATAAGAATAGTAAAACTAAAGTTAAAATATTATGTCCAACTCATGGTGAATTTAAACAAACACCGAATTCACATATTAGAGGTAATGGCTGTCCAGTTTGTCAAAATAGTAAAGGTGAAAATAAAATTTGTGAAATATTAAATAAAAATAATATTAAATTTAATAGGCAAAAAACTTTTTTTGAATGTAAAGATATTAATGAGTTGCCTTTTGATTTTTATTTACTTGATTATAATATTTGTATAGAATTTGATGGTATTCAACATTTTGTTCCGATAGAATATTGGGGAGGAGAAGAAACTCTAAAATATATAAAAATGCATGATAAAATAAAAGATGACTTTTGTAAAGAAAAAAATATTAAGATTATAAGAATAAAATATAATCATAAAAATATTGAAAATATTATTTTAGAAAATATTTTTAATCAATAATATAAATTACTGATTATCAATACTATTTTTAATCTTAGTATAATTTAGAAAATGAAAATTTAATATATACTTGAGTGAAAAATACTACTTATAATATAATTTCTTTTTTCAAAAAGGTTTTAATTTCAACCTTTTATTTCACAAAAAATAAACAATTAATTTTATGGAAAAAATCAAAAAGACTGGCAGTAAGTTGTCTTGGAAACTTGTTTGGGATGCTGATACAAAAGATGTATTATTCCTCAAACAAGTTAGTGGTAAATTCGAAACAGTTAATGAACTGTTTGAAACAAAAAACAAAGATGATGTTTATGATAAAATCAATGAACTTGGGTTAAAATATGATCCCTCCATTCAAGAAGAAGATGAATGGCAATAAAAACAAAAAGTCCTGAATTTCAGGACTTTTTGTTTTTTAATTTTTCAAACATTTCATATAATTCTTTACTTGTTCTTCTGTATAGAGATGCTAATTCTTTGAGATTTAATATTGAAGTTTCATTAATATCAATAGAATTTTGTAATTGATTTATTGATAAATCTTTTGCTAAGAAACTGAATTGATATTCAATTTTTTTCTTACCATGAAAAATATGATTTAGTGTGTACCAATATCTACTATAATCAAAATCACTACGAAAATCGTGTCGTGATGCTGGTACTTTATCAGATAAAGTAAAATTAAAAGATTTTACATCAAGTGGTAAAAGTAAAGATTTAATTTTAATTATTGCATCTTCGTTAAATATTTCTGGTTTAAAATCTTCGATTAATCTTCTATAATTCACAGTTAATGAATAATATAAGCCATTAAATTCTGGATCTTTAACTAATTTTTCTACTAACTCAATTATTTTTTCTTTCATAATTTATCTATCTTCATAACCTATTAACCTAACTTGTATATCATAGTTCTGCATTTCATCTCTAATCACATCAAGAACTTCATCACAACCTGATTTTCCATCTTGCGTAATTTCTTCCCAAAATTCATCACTCTGTTCATTAACAATCAATTCAAATGTGTATCTTTTCATTTTAAATTTAATTTATCTTTGTTTTTAATTGCTTTTTCTAATAAAAATTTAATCAAAGCATTAAATTTTATTTGTTTTTCTTTACACAATTCGCCACTAGCTTTAAGTGTTTCATTATCAACATCTAATAAAATAATATTTTGACTATTTGAATATGAGGAAACAAATGATCTAAGAACTTCACTCATTGTTTTTCCTTTTGCTTCACATACTGATTGAAATTTATCGTATTCCTCTTCGGATATTCTTAATTTCAAATATGAATCTTTCATTTGAATTCAGAAAATAGTTTTTTTATAAGTTCTTGATTATCTTGGAGTCTTTTTCTAGTTTTAACTATATTTGCGTGATTCCTTCTTCTGATCGGTTTGACTTTTCTTGCTTTTCCCATAATAAGTACTTTTTTCTAAATATATTAGAAATCATAAGAAAAGTTTATTAAATTGATCTATAAACCACATCAGGTTTACCATTTTCATATCTAATTTTAGCTTCTATAAAATCATCATGTGAGACTTTTAATTCACCAGCGTAAATTGATTTCTCTGGGTTTTGAATATCAACTCTTTCATACTTCCAACCTTTTGGTCTATATTCTTCTTCGAATTGATCATTTTGATTTAATTTGAAACCATTCCTTTTATAAAATCCTGTTAGGTATCCATCAAAATGATCTAAGTGCGTTCCACCGTGTTCAATTGCTTTTTTTATTAATAAATCTCCTATACCAAAAATGTTACTTTCATTATTATGAACCAATACAATATCACCGTTTTGTTTTATTGCAAATCCAATATTATAACCCCTAACTTTAAATAATTTGAAATTTATTAAATCACTTATTTTATAAGGTGTTAAAAAATAAACTCTTTTGGATTTTGTATAAGACTCAAAAAATTTCTCAGGATCATTATCAAAATCGTTGCGTTGTAAAGATACAATAACATCTGTCCTTTCACTTCTTCCCTCATTAGAATTATCATTAACAACATCCATCATTAACAAATAATCCAAATACATTTTTTTGTATTTATCTTTAAGAGCCTTGCTCACAGCATTTTTTCCTGTTTTTCTTGTGCCAATAGTTTTAGATAATTCGTAATCTAAATTATATTCTTCAAAAGTTTTTAGAGTCCTTTTATACATTTTAAGAAACTTCTTATTTTTTCAAATTTTTCAGATGTGTTATACACATCTTTTCTTATTTCAATCATAATACCATTAACTCTTTCATCATCAATATATTCAGAAGGTATTAAACATCCTGAGAATGGTTCATTTATAGCGTAAGTATAATTGAAATTCTCTATTATATATATTAATTCTTTAACTAGATTTTCATCGAATCTGCTATTTAATCCAATACAAATTTCTGGTCTTTTTTCAGATTTGTTTAATTCATATTTTAGAGCGTTTTTTGAATATGAATGTAAATCAATAATTAGAACATTACCAATTTTTAATTTTTCAGCGACAAGATCGTTTAATTTTTTGTGGTGTTCTTTGTAAAAATTTAATATCTCTTTCGACGGATTTTCTCTTAAAACTTTTTGGTCGTGAGTTTTAGTATATAACACTCCCATACCAACACTATTCATTATTTCTTTCTCAGAATTAAATCTCTCTACATCACAAAATATTCTAGAATATGGAAACACAACACCATCTATCATTTCATTTGTTCTGGAATCACACATAATAGTGGCTTCATTCATCAATTCTTCAAGAGTTAATGAATACTCATTTATATATTCTGCTGGTATATAAGTTGAGCTGTGTGGTATATGAAATATCTTTTCCATAATGCAAAGATAATAAAAAAATATGAGATAGAAAAATAATATATAGTATTATGAAAAATATTAAAACATTTGAAACTTGGAATGACAATATAATTGATAACTCTTTATTCAGTAGTGGTAAAGCCAAATATGATCCTAAAATTGTTAATGGTACAATTGAATATAAAACAGGAAATATTGAACCATATTATTTTGCTAATATAACAAGTAAGGGTGGAAAATTCATTTGTAAAATTTATAAGAAAAAGAAAAATGGTGAGGATAAAAGATTGAGAAATAAAATAAAAAATGAATTAAAATTGGCTCACAATTATGTTAGGGAATTTTTAAATCAAAAATTAAAGAAAAAGAAAAAAAGAGGAAAAGATAATGACAATGAAAGAGTAATGAGAGACACTCCAGTTCAACCAGATTATAATATGCCTATGGACTTACCACCCATGCCAATGCCAGATTTTGAACCACCAAAAAGTAAAACTACTATAAGAAGATTTTAAAAAAAATTAAAAATTAATATGAAAAAATTAAAAACATTTGAAAAATTTGCTGATTTTTTACCAAATCTATTTGGATACGAAAGAAGACGTAAATTAAATAGTGAAGAGATAGAAAATAGTAAAAAAATGTTAAATGAAATTGAAGAAATAATTAAAAAATACCAACCTTTACTTAATTTAGATGAAGATGAAGTTCGTGAGATAATATATCAAGACTTGGCAGATAAATTGGATTCTTTTGGTGTATAATAATTTAATTTTTCACTTAAAATTTTTTCAATAATACCAATTTGAGTATAAGGAATTCTTATCATCTTAATTTTGTTTTCTTTACAAAATTTATTTTTGATTTTATCATTTTCTATCGTATATTTTAATCTTTCTTCTCCACCAAAATGTTCAACAGGTTTAAAGTGTTGAACACCATCATACTCTACACAAGTATTATAATTTGGTAAATAAAAATCAAAATGAAGTGGATTTTTATATCTACATTCATCAAAAACATATTGAGGTTTATAAATAAAATTATTACTTTCTAAAAATGTTTTTATTATAAACTCACCTTTTGATTGATTACAAACTGGACAACCAACACCTTGTAATAATGAATATGGCACAATGTTCCAATTATTATCACAAGTATTACATTTTATTTCTATCTTTTGATTTGCCTTTATATATTGCCCAACAACTTCGTACTTATTGCTGTGTACTTTTTGTACATCTTCAATAAATTTTTCATGTGTTTTTCTATTGGTTATTCCATTATCCTTACTTGCACATTTTGGACAGCCAGATTTGGTATGAATAAAATGGTATGCTTTAGTTTCCCAAATATTATCACAAATATTACATTTAACTTTTACTTTTGCATTCGCATTAATATAATCTGATAAAAGTTCATACTTATCACCATAATTTTCAGTAAATTTTTCTAAAAAATTATCATTAGTTCTTTTTTGAGTTAGAGTGTGACATTTCTTACAACCCCTACCTCTTAAAAGACTTCCTGATAATGTAGTCCATTCATTTCCACATTTTTTACATTTTACTTTAATTTTTGATTTTGAATTTATATGTGGAGTTAAAGTTTCAAAATTATCACCATAATTTTCTTTTAATCTTTGTTGAAATTCTTCTTCTGAAAAACTTCTAGGTTGAATATCATGAGTTTCATGATATCTATCTTTTTGGTATTTTATTTTCTTTTCTTTATTCTCTAAATAATATTTCCTACTCCATTCTTTATTATACATAGTTTTTTATTACTATATATAAAAATAAATAAGTAGCTTTTTTCTACCATTAACTTAAAACACCAGACTGCTCTTCAAATCCCACCTAAAATAAAGCTTCCCATTCTCCCTTAAAATAAGGTATTTATAAGTGTCCTTGCTAACCTCTGCCATGCAGTCGTCGTCAATGCAAATTGACATTTCATCAATATCATAAATGCTTGGTCCGAAAGGTAGAACACCTAAAAATTTACCATTTTTTGTTACATATTCAACAAGTTCGTTGTAGAAATTTTCTGATGCATTATCTTCAATCCATTGATCAATTTCAGAATTGGAATTAGACTTGTAAAGTTTTCTGAATGTTACTTGGTCAGCACCTAATTCTTTGCACCTTGCAATAACTTGTTCAACATCAAAAACATCATAGTCATTTACAAGATTCAATGACAACCTCAAATTGAAATCGTATTTTTTAACAAGTTTGATTGTTTCAAAAACATTAAATTTCAATTTTTCTTTACAAGAAATAAGTTCAAGATTCCTTTCATTATCAAAAATATTTGAAATAGAAAAAGAAATTGTGGTAACACCGAGTTGTCTCAATTCATATAGATTTTCATCATTCAACATAACACCAGTTGTTTGAATTTCAATACTTTTGAAAGGTGTGGTGAGAGTAGAATTGATTTCTGAGAAAAATCTAATGAATCTTAGATTTTGAATTGGTTCACCAGTTCCTGTCAATACAATAACATTACAGCCATTGTCACGAGCAAACTGAAGTCTGTTGAAATAGTCTTTATATTCAATTAAATTACTAAATATAAATTCTTTATCAGTAATAGAATGACTTCTTTCACCCTTAGTGACTACTGAACTAATTTTATCCTCATAAGGATTTGTGTGAGTACGACTTACACAAAATTTACAAGCATTTACACAAATATTTCCTGTTGGGACTGAAATTGATAAACTTTGGATTTTCATATTGATTTGTTTTTTATTAACTCTACAAAGATATAGATAATTTTTTAATTCACCAAAAAATATATATCTTTGTATGAAAATAAAACTATATAATAAAAAATAATAAACTCTATATTATGAAATGGTATGTAATCAAAGTGATGAATGGTAAGGAAAAAAAGATGAAAGAAGCGATAGAGATTAAACTTAAAGAAACTAATATGGAAAGTATTATTTCTCAAATGTTAGTACCATCGCAGAAAGCTATACAATTAAGACGTGGAAAGAAAATTTCTGTTGAAAAACAGTCATTTCCTGGATATATTTTTGTTGAATGTGAATCAATAAGTGATGTTGAAGCTAATGTTAAGCACATTAATGGTGTTACATCAATATTAAAGCAACCTTTAACCTCAAAAGAAATTGAAGGTATTTTAGGAAGAACAGAAAAGAAAGAAGTTGAAGAGACATTACATCTTAATGATAAAATTAAAATTATAGATGGTCCATTCAATTCATTCGTTGGATCAATAAATAAATTGGATCTAGAAAAACAAAAAGTAAAAGTTAGTGTTTTAATTTTTGGAAGAGAAACTATGTTAGATTTAACAGTTTCACAAATTGTAAAACAAGAAGATTAAGTTATTTCTGATATATCAGATTATAAAGCCACAAAAGCAAAAAAAAATCTCAATATTGAGATTTTTTAATTCAAAAAAAAGAGGACTTTTCAGTCCTCTTTTTTATTTGTCTTTTCCATCTGCAAAGTTTAGATAAATCTTTCTATCATCTCTTATTAAGGAGATAACTTTTACTTTTATCTCATCACCAATGTTTAGTTTCTTACTATACTTATTGATATAAGTAGTTTGTATTAAACCAGTGGTTTCTTCATCAAGAAGGATAAGTGCACCAAAGTTTTTGATGTCTCTGATTTTACCAGTCATAACCTTACCAACTTTAATTGTGTCCCATAGTGATTCTTTAAGAATTTGAGTAAGAATAATTTTGTTATTCTTAATAACTTCTTTCACATAAAAATCAATTTGCATTCCAGGTATAATCTGATTCCACTTATCATGCCAAGCTTCATCAATATTAGCTTTATGCACCATACCAGTTAAACAAGTTGGACCACCAGGTGTTGCACTGAATTGAACAAATACTCCAAATGGTGTTGTGCCAGTTACTTCACCAGTGTAAATTACGCCATACTTCAATTTATCAATTTCATCTGGAATCAATGATTGTAAATATTTTCTACGAGAAACAACATATACTCCTTTCTCTTGTTGTAATGTTTCCAACATTACTTCGAAAGTTTGACCCATAATAGAATTTGAGTCTGATAATTTGTTTACATCAGCTAATGTATTTGGCATAAATGCCTCAACTGTGATGTTATCCATATGAATATCCATCATATAACCTGCTGGTATCATAGATTTTACGGACGAAGTTAGTGCAAGGTTATTTTCAAAGTAATTCTTCATTTTACTATGAACCTTTTGTTTAATAAGTTCTGTGACAGAACCTTTAATGAAAAATGGGTTGTCTGATATTTCTGTGATCAGCACATCAATTGTTTCCCCTACCTGTAATTCTACCCCAACAGTGCTTCTTTTAGGTTTATCCACATAGATATAATCTTTATAGCCGAAATCAACAAAAATTTCTTTGTCTTTTATTTCTCTAATAACTCCATTGACAACTTCATTTTCTTTGATGTCTCTGAGTGCTAAAAAAGATGATTCCATTTGCAAATACATATCCAAATATTCTTTTGAAACGTCACCTTGACTTTTGAATTTTGGGATTTTGTTATTACTTAAAAATGGAAATGGATCTGGAAGGCTACCTATGTTTTTACCTTCAATGAGTTCTTTAATCATAATTTGATTTTAAAAAAGTTAAATGTTAATACTAAAAATTTATTATAATGATTATAGGATCATTCTAAATAAAAGTTTATTTTAAGAGAAAGAAAAATGACATATATTTAGTTAATACTCATTTTGAGGTCTTTGTGTAGGTAAGACATCACTTGAATGATCCCATGTTTGAGAATAAAAGATATTATCTTTTTTATATTCAGGATTTTCACTTAAATCCCAATAGACATCAATAAAATTAAACTTAAATGTCATAGTAAAAGTTTGCTCAGTAACATCCATTGATTGATATGATAACCTTTGTTCAGATAAAGATTTTAATAGTGCTGATCTAAAAACCACAGAATATAAAAAATCTCCATCGTTATCAAGTAAAAATAAATTTAACCAAGGTAAATAATATTTTCTAGTATTATTATAGTATTCTGCAAAGATTTGTTGTAGCATAAAATAATTTGTATGAGAATCCACACTTCTTAATGTTATATCTAAAGTGTTTGTATATGTGTCATGAATGTTTATAGCAGGTTTATATTCTATTTTTTTACCAAATTTATGTATCTGTTCTGAACCTTCATAAGAAATAGCAGGAAACACAATTTCCTTTATAGTTGAATTTATATATGCCATTGGATCTGTATAAGGAATCCAATTCTTTTCCATATATCTTTTTAATCTATCATCAACTTCTTTAGCTATAAAATCAGTTGGAAAATTAAATAAAAATTGATTATTCTGTGAACTTATTCTCATTATTTATATATTTATTTAGTTGGTGTTAAATTTGATACTGTGTCAATTGCTGCATTTCCTTGTGCATTTGCAATATTTATATTTTGTGTATATTGTACTCCTACATTACCATATCTTTTTAATGGCAACACATCTAATTTTTCTACATAAGGACTCAATAATAATTCTCTATATTGTGCTTCTGATATTTCAGATGCCATTATTACATTATCTCTCATAAAAATTATAGTACCACCACTGGTAACTATTTGTTCTTTAATATCACTACTATATGTTAAATCTTTAAATACCTGACTTTGTGTTGATGTTGCCATTTCTTATGTGTTATTTTAATATTGACCCATTGGTACAACAGTTATTGTTAAATCTTTTGAATCTTCACCAAAAGGATTAGTTGCCATTAATGTTACATAATATTCACCTGATTGTATAGGAACTCCAGTTATTGCTGCAATTCCACTTTGAGATGTACTAAAACCTAAACCTTGTGGCAAGACACCAACCACATTATAAGTTGCTCCTGTTCCAGCAGTTGATGTAATTTCATAATAAAAATATTTATTTTGCTCAATAGAACTACCACCATCACTATTGATAGTTGGCATTTCTCCAACATAAACTGTTAATGGTTTTGAATCAGAACTTGTAGTTCCAGAAACAATAAGAGTCATAGCATATTCACCAATTGAATTAAATTTTCCACTTAACATATTATTGTTTAAATTTAATCCTACTGATATATCAGGCACAGAGTATTTTTGTGCACCAGATGCTTCAATAGTGTAATAGAATTGAGTTTCAAAACTATTATAAACTATTAGATTAGTATTCAAAATTTTAGTAGGCTCTACAATTGATAATGTTAAATTTTTAACATCTGTACCATAATTATTATTCGTTAAAAATTTAATGTTGTAAACACCAGCAGTTGAAGTTTGTCCATTTATAATATTTATGTTTTTTAATTCTAACGTACCAACATAATTAGTCGGTTTAACAATAGCAAAATCTATTGGAGTTGTGCCAGTTGTTATTATAGTATAATTAAATGTTTCATTTGTTAGTGCGCTTAATGTAAATATTTGATTAATAATTGTTGGTCCTACTCCATTTATTCCACTACTTCCAGATTGTCCAGATTGTCCATCAGTGCCAGTTGAATTAGCAGAAACAATACCTTTTAGAGTAGTTGTATCACCAGAATTTCCAGTTATATACTGATTAGTCGAATCTATTTTGCTTATTAAATTTGTATCAACGATACCATATTGTTTTAACGCCAATGATTCTATATAATCTATGTTTGGATTTTTTTGTAATTCATTATAAAAATTTTCACTAATTTCTGATGCCACAATAATATTATTATAAGAATAAACAACAGTACCACCATTTTGTCTTATAGTATCTTCAATAGAAGAACTATATGTCAAATCTGATATTAAGATGTTATTAGATGCATCTAATAATTGAAGTAATTCATTTATATTGTCTGTTGCCATTTATTATATTTATTTTGATGTAACTGAAGTATCTTTGTATTTTGTGTAAATGATAACTGTTCTACCAGCTTTAGGCCATTCTGATGTACTTGATTCTGTTGCTGTTGTTGGTGTTGTTGAGCTTGGTGGTTGAATTGTACTTGTATCACTAATATTAGTTGTGTCATTATCCACAAATGTAAGATCAGTATAAAATGAAAATGTGCCAGAATATAAAAGTGTTTTAACTTTGTTTGATGTTATTGTTAAATAGAAATTAGTAAAACCATTATCATATATTTTTCTCAAAACTTGTAAATCATTTTCTACAATTTTAAAGTTTATAATACCATTTTTAAAATCATTATCTGCCTCATTATAAATAGATTTGTCAACTGATTCTGTGTCTGATTTAAATTCTAATTTTATTTCAGAATTATTTAAAATTTTTGACAAGTCATATTGTTCTAATTGATTACCTGCTGCACCAGAATTTACATTTGGAATTGTTGCTAATCTAAATTGAATAATATTATCAAATGGTGTTATAACTAAATTTAATAAGCCAATTCCTTTATAATCTTTGGAAGATGATGGACTATTAACTATTATTTTTCCAACTTCTATTAATTGTGGTGAATTTACTTTAATAATTTCTGTCATTAAATTACCTGAGAAATAATCTTTACCCAATACTATTTCATCTGGTTTAGCATTATAGATTTTTAATTTATTTAGATTTTGGACATTCAGACTCATTAATTTTTTACCATATTTTTGAATATTGTTGTCTAATCCTATAGATGTGAATCTTTCAATTGTACTCATATCAACTAAGTCTGTAACTCTCATAGTAACTTTTATAGCTGCTGTTGTGTTTGTAAATGTTAAAACTGGTCTGTATAGAATTTTTTTAGAATAATCCTCAGTCACAGCAACTGTTTGCATATTAGTTTGAATATTTTCCTCATATAAATAAATATCATATTCAATTCTTATTTTACGTCCTTTATTTTCTTGGTCTCTAACGAAATTATCTAGGTTTTCATTTGATTCACCATAGGTTCCCCAAATTTCAAAATAATCTCCCTGAGTAGATTCTTGAATTTGTACACCCAATGTGTTATATTCTGGAGCTTTTGCAAATGATGATCTATATGTTTCTGATGCATAATAATAAGTATTACCTAAAACCACTTCTTTTGTATTTAGATATGCAAAATCTACAAATATTGGTCCTGTTTGGCTTAAACCTTCACCTATTGTTAAATTTCTATTAATAGAATTAAATAAAGTTGTAGAACCACTTCTTTGATTAGAAACGTAGTCTATTGAAGGAATATCAAATTGATAATATTTTCCCCATTGTTGTTCATCATAAAAGAATGGAATTGCTAAATTTGTTAACCCAGAATTGCTAGAATTTGTTGCATCAAAAAATATATTTGATAATTCGTAGACAACATCATTATAAAAACCATATGCGAATATTTTAAGATATAAACCAACATAACCATCAAAAACAAAATTATAAGTTGTTGGCAAATATATTTTTACACTATCATATTGAATCGGAGCTGTACTATAATCTTGTTCTTGTAAAAAATTATATTTTACAGGATCTGGTAATGTGTATTTTTTTAATACAGAATCTAATTGAAATAGATTATTATTTATGTTATTAAGGTTGGATGTTGAGAGAAAACTCCTTTTTTTATTTTCATTTAGATTTGTCAAAACTTTATAATTTTCACTCACATAATGCTCACTATCAAATATCCACTCCATTAGGATATTTGGATTTAACTTTATATACTTTGATACTTTAGCCATTACCTTTATATTCTTTTTTTTCTATATATAAAAATTCAAACTTTATCTTATAAAAATAATAAAATTAAAAAAAGAATGTTTAATTCATGTCAGTCATTAACTTACCAAATCCAACACAAGCATTAACAGCATGCTGCACAGCATCAACATCAACAGCGAATTCAAATTGGTGGACTACAACAACTCCTGGTATTCTATCACATCCATCAACCACGATATATCCATCAACTACAACAACTTGGACAGCAAATACAATTTTAGATGAACCATTAAAAAATTTAAATTATATTGTTGATTTTGATATAGATGATGAAGAAGATAAAAAATTGTTAGAAATTAATATTAAGTCAATCAAAAAAAATAAAATGTTATTTAATTGTAATTATGTAGGAAATAGAATTCAACCATATGAACTTATAATGAAATTAATTAGCAAAAAGATAAAATTGTCAGTAAGTGTTGAAGTGTCAGATATTTTATCTATTCATTACAGTGGATTTAAATTTGTAGAAATTGAAAATAATATAAAATTTAACAATGATTGCGATTTTAGTGAACTTAAAGTAAAATTTAAATATGATGATATTAAATATGATAATTATAAATTATCAACAAAAGAATTGAGAATGGATAAATTAAAAAAAATACAAGAGGAGGTAGAAAATGAGTAAAGAAGAAATTAGAAATTTGATAGTTATAGGATTTAATCTATATCAAGATAATCAAAGACAAATTATGACAAAAAAGATAATTGATCAAATAATTGATGCTGAAGTTGAAAAAATTTTAAAAGAAAAAGAAATAGAATGAAAGTAATAATCGTAAATGGTTCGAATAATTCTGGAAAAGATCAATTCGCCAATTTTTTTAATAAACACTATGAACACAAAAGTGTTAATTGGTCTACAATAGATAAAGTAAAAAAGATTCTAAAAAGGAATTTTGGATGGAATGGTAAAAAAAATAATGAATCAAGGCTTTTTATGTCAGAAATGAAAAGGATTTGGAGTGAATTTAATAATGGACCATTTGAGGATATGGTAACTAAAATATCAAAATACAATGCAAATTTACCAAAGAGTGAAAGACAAAACATTGTATATTTTATTCATTGTAGAGAACCACATGAAATTCAAAAATTTGTGGATAAATATGGAAAGAAGTGTCTAACTGTGTTATTAAAAAGAGAAGATAGAGAAGTTGCTAATAATGATTCTGATAAGAATGTTGCCAATTATGAATATGATTTTTATATTGATAATAATGGAGATAAGAAAGAGTTAGAAAAGCAAGTGTTAGAATTCATAGAAAAAATAAAAGCCTCATAATATGAGGCTTTTATTTTTATAACGTTTCATTTTTATATTTTTTTAAATAATTTTTCCATTTTGAAATAACCAATTGCATTGTGAATTGCCTGGTTCGAATAGGTTTTACCATTTTTAGAAACAAATGTAAAACCTTCATAATTGCCTTTTGGTACTTTAACTTTTGACACAATTAATGTGCCGTTACCATTTGGGTTTTTTACTTTAACTTGTTCCATAACATCTTCTGTTGATAATATCAACTTCATCCCCAATATCCAATATGCCAGCGAATTGTGAATATTGTTTAATACAGACAGCTTTTATAGTTCCCATTGTGTTTAATTTATTTCAAGTTCAACATCGTCTTCAATATCATCACGAAACTTGTTCTTACCTTTTCTAGAATAATCCTTTAAGGTTTTGTGCTTTTTGGTCTTAGCACTCCAGCCTGTTTTGTTTTCCAATTCTGCGTCTCTACTTCCTTTGCGATTAGCTTTCAACCAATCCTCATTAATCTTTTTCATTTTTTATTTTAATTATACTTTTTCAACAATTGACAAACAAGGAGTAAAATCAGTTTTTAACTTATCGCCAAATCCATTATTTAGAATAATTGAATCTAAAAAATATTTCATCGCATAAGTAGAATCTGAACTACCAAACCCTTGATCACTATCCCAATCTGAATATTGATCTTCCAAATCATCCTGAGCATTATAGATTACATTAGTAAATTCACCTTTAGGAATTAAATTTTCAAGAAGTGACCAACCAGAAACTTTACAGGACATCAGGACAAATCTACAACTATTAAAAGGTAAGCTCATACTCTTTGTTTTTAATTAGAGTACAAAGATAAGATAAATTTTTTATTTATCAAAATAATAATCCTAAAATAATAAAAATAAATGCAACTATTTCTATCCACCAAGTTGTATTTTTAATTTTTGATAATGAAAGAGTAATTGCTGATATTCCAAATCCAATTAGTGGAAGCCAACTATGAAGAACAAATCCTATATCAAGTAATGCAAAAATAATACAAACTGCAGCACCAGTAAAATGAATATAAGGTGTGATCCAACTATCTTTGAAAGTTGTATTTATACCAACAAATGATAATGCTGAACCAGATAAGAAAAATAAAATAGACGGTGCATGTTGAAATAACATCAATATTCCTATTGAGTAACAAAATAGGGTAAATAGAAATTTCAATCTTCCTGGCAATAAATACCATGAATCAGATATTGAAGGAATTGGTCCTTTAAATTTGATCATTAAAAATGATACATAAGAAATAAAAATAATAGCTTGTACAATAGTTAGTGCCATAATTTTTATTATTATATATTTTTATTTAAAAACAAAAAAACCTCTTTTCAGAGGTTTTTTTGTTAAACTGGTGTTGTTTCAGTTAGTAAATCTTCTTCAACATCTTTTTCAATTGATGATGTTGTCAAATTAACTATCTTAACTTCAGATATTTTTTTATCATATCTGATAGATATTCTATCACCTACTTTAGCTTCTTCATTGATAATAGCATCTGTTATTCTATCTTCAATATGTTTCTGTATGGCTCTTTTAAGAGGTCTTGCACCATATTGTTCGTCATACCCAACTTCAAACAGATAGTCCTTTAATGACTTTGTAATGTGTACTTCATAGCCAATTTCTTTCAATCTGCTAATTGTTGATTTGATTTCAACATCTACTATATTTCCAATGTTTTCTTTTGTTAAAGAATTGAACATTATAACTTCATCAACACGATTTAAGAATTCTGGACTAAATATCTTTTTCAACTCTTTGTCAATGATACTATTTTTATCTTTTTGCGTATCATTATTTTTCAAACTAAATCCGATGCCTGTGCCAAAATCTTTTAATTTTCTTGAACCTGCATTTGATGTCATAATGATAATAGTGTTTTTGAAGTCGACTCTACGACCATAACTATCTGTTAAAACGCCATCATCCAATACTTGAAGTAAAATGTTATAAACATCTGGGTGAGCTTTTTCAATTTCATCAAGAAGAATAATTGAATAAGGTCTACGTCTTACAGCTTCAGTAAGTTCACCACCATCTTCATAACCAACATATCCTGGAGGAGCACCAACTAATCTAGAAACATTGTGTTTTTCCATATATTCTGTCATATCAATACGAATCATAGCTTCTTCTGAACCAAATAATTCTTTCGCCATCATTTTTGCAAGATAGGTATTATGTGTTACAGTAAAATCACCCAACAAATATAAATGATTTCCATCAATTTCAAATCCGTAATAATCATCAACTCCGATATATTCAACATCAAATCCAGTTAGAGTAACATTCTTTTTTTGTTTTCTTGGTGTTGATTGTTTTCTACTTAAAATAATATCAAGATCACTTAAATCACCACACACATTCACGGAATAATAAGTTTCTCCATTTACTATTTTAGGTGTTGTTGATGCTCTATATCCAAGACTTCTAGCTAAAAATAATATTTGCTCTGATAATTTGAAATATTTAGTTGATATTAAATAACAATTATGAAATTGATAACCATCACTATCAATAAGTCCAGCTAAAACATTTTTTCTAACAGAAGAATCATTATATAAATAATCATCAGGAATAAATTTGCTATTAGCAATATCTTTTTCTTTATATTTATTCATTAAATTATATTCTCTGAAAGTAGTCATTAAATTATTATTATGATACTCACCTTTAATATCCCCAGTTAGGACATATGTATTTGATTTATTATTATCTAATTCATCAACTCTAACATTAAGATTCCAATTTTTAGCAGTTTTATAGATATATTCTACAATTTCAGGATCAGCTGTAGTAATACCAACATTATGACTATTACCATCACCCAACCATAATCCCATAAAATATGGATCAATTTTTACCATTTTTGATTCAAATTCTACATTAGTTCTCCATAATTTGTGAGTATGTTTAAACCATTTGCTTTTATTTAAATATTCATTTAATGGTATATTTACAACATTATCTGTTCCAGTGGTTTTAAGTGATAATATATGTGGTTCATTACACACAAAGGAATCTCCACCATTTAATGGATCTATTCTATACATCTTATCTTTACCTCTTGCTAAAGATAGAACTTTTCTTGATGTGGAATCATCACCCATCAATAATTCTCCAACATTTATATCTTCAACATTTTTAATAGAGCCATCATACATTAATATTTTTGTTCCTTTTCCATGGCACTTTCCAACTCCAGTAGGACCTAAGAAGATAAATGAGCCAACTGGTTTTGTTGGATCCTTGATTCCAATTCTTGCTCTTTTGACTGCACGAACAAGTTTATCAATTGCTTCATCTTGTCCAATAACAATTCCTTTAACTTTACTTGACATAAGTTTAAGTTTATTATTATCATCAGCAGAAACATTATCTACTGGAATTCTTGTCATTAGTGCAACAACTTCTGATACATCGTCAGCAGTTACAATATCTCTTGGATTTTTTGCAAGTTCTGCGTCCCAAATATCTCTTTCTATTTTCAATTGAGCTTGTAATTCACGTTCTTGATCTCTTGCCTTAGCGGCTAATTCAAACAATTGTTCATGTACATTTTTCTCTTTTTCTGCTAGTGCTTTTTTGATGCCAGATTCGAGAGATTGAATTTTTTTAGGAACATCAAGTGTTCTATTAACATGAACTTTTGAGCCTGCTTCATCTAATGCATCAATTGCTTTATCTGGCATATGTTTTTCTGACATATATTTATCTGTCAAATCTACACAAGCTTTAAGTGCATCGTCTGTATAAGTAACATTATGAAAATCTTCGTATCTAACTTTAAGATTTTGTAAAATTTCCAAAGTTTCAACTTTGTTAGTTGGCTCAACAAGAACTTTTTGAAATCTACGTTCCAATGCTCCATCTTTTTCAATATATTTTCTATATTCGTCAAGAGTTGTTGCACCAATACATTGGAATTTTCCACGACCAAGTGCTGGTTTTAACATATTAGATGCATCAAGAGAGCCTGATGCTGAACCAGCACCAATGATGGTATGAATCTCATCAATGAAAAGAATGATATTTCTATTTTCTTCCATTTCTTTAATAATACCTCTTAATCTTTGTTCAAATTCACCACGATATTTTGTTCCTGCAACCAAAGAACCCATATCAAGAGTGATGATTTTTTTATCCCTTAGACTTTCTGGTACTTTTCCGTCAACTATTAATTGAGCAATACCTTCAGCAATTGCTGATTTACCAACTCCTGGCTCACCAACAAGACAAGGATTATTTTTCTTTCTCCTTGAAAGGATTTGAGAAATGCGTTTAATTTCTGCTTTTCTTCCAACAACTGGATCTAATTCACCTGCTTTTGCAAGTTTTGTTAGGTCTGTTCCAAATTGATCAATCAATTTAGTTTTGGAATTTTTATTTGCTTTATTAGATGTGTCTTCTTTTGGTTCATCCATTCCATCAATGTCCATATCATCACTAATTTCTTCTTCTTCGTTTTTCAACTTTAACTTCAATAATTTATAAACATCTGGTGATTTTGTGAACAACTCTGTCACTAAATTATTTTCATTTTTTAGAATGCAATAGAATAAATGATCAGAATCAACTTCAGTTGCTCCCATCTTTTCAGCAAATTCTACAGAATCTTGAAAAATAGATTCTGTTTCTGAATGCAATTCAATTATAGTACTGCTAGTAATTTTAGAATAGCCTATTTTTGATTGTACTTGATCAGACCACTCAAGTAACGTGTGTTTAATAGCATCTATATTCAGATTCGTAGTATATAAAAGATTATACACCTTTGATTCTTCATTGTTAATTAATGCTAAAAAAAGATGCTCTGGTCTAATCTTATTAGATTTTATCTTTATTGCGATCTCCTTGCTTTCTTTAATAGCTAATCCTACTTCTTTTGTATATTCCATATATTGGTTTTAATTTGTTACTTATATATTTTATTATTTTTATTGTATTTTACTTAAAACTTCTGAAATTGCTTTTGATAATGGTTTTTCAATTACCATTCCAATTATAAAAATTGGAAAAAATACTACTGCTGAAATCCAAACTATGATAGTATGAATATAGTTCAATGTTTTAATTATTGGTAATGCCCAATCTTTAAAAATTGTTAAATCATATTTTATAAAGTTAAGATACACATATAACATATATTTTGCAAGTAGTCTTTTCATAATTATTCCTCAATCGAGACAGTCAGTCCCTGTTCTTCCAACATTTTTTTATAAGGCTCTAACGAGTCCTTTGAGCCAGTTTTTAGTATATCTTTTCCTTGAAGATGTACAGTCCAGGCTGTATTTTCGGCTCTTTCTGGTGTGAATTTCATTAATCTTACTAAACAATAAATAACCCATTCAAAAGAATTGTGATCATCATTAATTAATAAAAGTTTATATTCTTTAGCTGTTGAAATTCCAGATTCTTCTAGAATCTCTTTTAATGTTTTTGTTCCTTCTTTTATATCACCCATAATTTATTAAGTTTAATTTTTAATACTGTATTACAAATATAGGTATATATTCTTAAAGAAAAAAATTATTCGAAATCATTATTTATTTCATTTCTTTTGATTAAATCTTCTCTTATCAATTTTTCAATATATTTTGACTTGTTAGAATATCCATTTTTTTCCATATATGTTTCTAATTTATCATTAAGTATTATATTAACTGAAATTGAGAATTCCTTTCTCTTTTCATCTTCTGATAATTTCTTTCTGGACATATTTTTTAGTTTTTATATATTATATTTTAAAAAAAGATTAAAAAAGTGAAAAATAATTGAAAAATAATTGAAAAATAAGTGTTTTTGACTTTAAAATATTTATATATACTATAAACAATTAAAGATATGAAAAAACAAATAACAAAAAAAGCAGTTACTGTTGTTATAGATAATAAACTATATGATATTATTGAAAGATTATTCGAAAATAAATCAAAATATATTAACTGGTTAATATATCAAGATTTATTAAAAAATACAAATGACGAGGAAATTAAAAAATTATTATTATAATTATGGGAAAGAGATCAACAACTGAGAAATTTATAGAAAAGTCAAATATAATTCATAAAAATAGATATGATTATAGTTTAGTAAATTATATAAATAAATCAATTAATGTTAAAATTATTTGTAAAATACATGGAATTTTTGAACAAACGCCAGATCATCATTTGATAGGTTGCAATTGTCAAAAATGCAGCAATTTAATAAAAAAATCAAACACCAAAAAGACAACAAAATATTTTTCAGATGAATGTAGCATTAAATTTAATAATAAATTTGATTATTCTAAATTTATTTATGATGGTGCAAATAAGAAGAGTATTATATGTTGTCCTATACATGGAGATTTTTTGCAAACGCCAAGCATGCATCTTAAATCTAAATATGGTTGTCCAGATTGCTCTAAACTAATTGTAAATGAAAATTTAAAAAATACTAAATATGAATTTATAGAAAAAGCAAATATCTCACATAATAGTTTTTATAAATATGACAATTTTAATTATATTACTTTTCATACTAAAGGTACAATAACCTGTCCAATACATGGTGATTTTGAACAATCCCCAGCTAAGCATTTAGATTATAGAGGTTGTCCTATGTGTAGTAATAAGAAAAAGAAAAATGAATGTTGGTTATATATTTTTCATGATAATATACTCAATCTATATAAAATAGGAATATCTAAAAACTATAAAAATAGATTAACTCATATAAAGAAAGTGAACAAAAATATAAATGTTATATATCTAAAAGAAAACTTTGGACAAAATGAATTTGAAATTCAAAAAAAGTATAAAAAATATAGAAAAAACCATCCAATACCACACGGTGGTTATACTGAATGGTTTGATTTCTACGATTTAAATATTGATGATGTTATAAAATATATAAATTCTATTTAATTTTTAAAATATTTTTATATAATTCTATTTCTTCAGGTTTACCCGTATGTTTACCTTTGTTATCAGATAATTTAACAGCATCAATCCAACAATCATCAACTAAAACTTCTGATATTTTTATTACCATATTTAGTGGTTTAGCACCAACATTATTTGTTAAATTTGTTCCAATACCAAAACTAGATTTTATTTTTCCAACACAATACTCTTTTATTTTAATAGATGTTTCTACATCTAATCCATCAGAAAAAATTATTGTTTTAGTCATAGGATCAATATTTAATGATTTATAATGATCAATAACTTTATCTGAGAAAATATATGGATCGCCAGAATCATGTCTAATAGAATTAAAATTAGACGCATATTTATATTCAAATGATTTTAAAAAATAATCCAGAGTGAATGTATCAGGTAAAATTGTTCCAAGCTGATTATATTTATATGTGTCAAGCCATAAATCCATTGCTATTTTATTCGCTTGCTGAACACCATATACACATGCAATAACCATAAAAAATTCATGAGCAATACTTCCAATTGGTTTTGTGTTTTGTTTAAATGCTAAATAAACGTTTGATGTTCCAACAAATACATTATTTGATGTAGTAGAAAACAATTTTACTATACGTTCCTGATTATCAAATGAGTATCTTCTCCGCGCACCCATGTCACAAAAAAATGCATTATGATCAATCATCATTTGAAGTTTAGCAATATCTTGTGAATTAAAGCTATCAATATCAATAGTTTGCCCAATCTCTCTAAAATATAATTCAGAAATAACAGCCATAATTGGAACCTCCCATAATATGGTTCTATACCAATATCCCTCAACTGTTACACTTAAATTATTTTTATTATTTAATTTTACTGATACTTCATTAGAATCAAATTTATAACCATTTAAAAAATCAATATAAGTTGGTGGTAAATAACTGCCACATTTTTCAGTTAAAAAAATTTTCTCATCTGAAGTGAGATATAATTTTTCCATTTCTTTTATTTCAGACATAACTAGTTTATCAAATCCATCAGGATAAACAGTATTATTTCTATCAGTAAAGTTATATCTAACCTTTAATCTAGGAAAATGTTTAATTACAGCAACCTGCATTGTGAATTTGTAAAGATCACTATCTAAAATACTTTTAATAATAGGAGTCATAATGTTTCTATTTTAATTGGTACAAAGATAAGAAATAATTTTAAATAAAAAAACATTTTCTTATATTTCTTATTTCATAGTAATATAACCATGTTTACCTTTACATAACTTATTCATACTGATAAATATATTATGCTCATATTCTAAAATGTTTGTGAGTTCACTAATTTTTTTCATACCTAAAATCTTGGTGGGATCTCCACCAAGACTTGATATCATATTACCAAAGACTTCTTGTAATTGTTCATAGGTACTAATATCATAAACATTACAATATCCTTGACTATCTACATAAACTAATTCTGTTTTCATTAAATTAATTCCCATTCAATAGCATCTTCTTCTATAGAAATAACCTCAATTTCATCAAATGTATTAACAACCAATATATTATAATCGTTAATTAGAATATCAACACTCTTGTTAATTTCTTCTTCTGATCCAATTCCTCTACAACCACCAATATTAAGAACTACTTGAAATCCTGCATTTGATAAATCTTTACAAGTCTCAGAAACGCAGTAATTTGTGGCCAGCCCTGAGACAATGATTGTTGTTATATTTCTTGAATTATACCATTCAATAAGTCCTGTTGAAACATCCTTGTGTAAATCGTGGTAACAACTTGAATATGGATGAAGGTCGGCTTCAAATCCTTTTGCTACAAAGAAATCATAGTCAATCATTTTTGGTAGTCCATCAATTAATTCTGCGCCATATGTTCCAGACATACAGTGCTCATTCCAAGCAATATCAACATTTTCTCCTTCAACTGGAGTGAATTGTGGTACATTTACATTTGCCAGCCATATTGCATTAGCAGGATGAACATCCTTTGATACAGTCTTATATTTTACAAGATTGTTTTGTGCATTGAGTTCATCTACAATTTTATCACCATCTGGAACTGGGAGTTCATTAGGGCATAATGGTGTAAAACCTTTTTGAGGGTCAACATTGTGACTTGCTGTTCTTTCAAAAACTACTGTAATTAATTTCATAAATTTGTCTTTAATTTTTATATTATAAAGACAAATCTATGAAAAGTTTTCTAATAAAAAAAGTGATTACTCAATAGTCATGAATTTATTTTCAAATTCTTTCCAGATTTCATCTGAAGATTTTTCAAAAACATCTTTTTGTAATTCTCCGCCATCTTGTAAAACTAGTGATTGCATTGTAATAAAATCTTTAAATCTTGCAAATTCTGTCTTTAACCAATATGTTGAATTGTCTAAAAATTTATATTTGTAGATATCATGAATCCAATCATTTGGTGACACAGTTAATAACCAACCACCATCATATGGATCAATATTTAATAAATTATTTTCATCAAGTGAAGAATTTACTTTCAAAATATCTCCAGAAATAGGTGAATATACTTTAAGAGATTTATTTTGTTGTACAAGTTCTGCAACTAATTCCCCTTTATGTATTGATTCTCCTGGTTTTTTGAAAAACTTAACGTCAACTTCACCAACAATACGAGCAATAAAATCATCTAATCCGACTTTTGCAACACCTAATTTATCTAAATGTGTCCAAGTATGATTTTCTGCGTAGAAAAAACCTTTTGGACTTTTTAATGATTCTGGTAAAAATACCAATTTAACTTCTTTTTTTTCTGATACTGGTTTATTTAAGAAAAACCAAAAAGGAATTAAAAGTAAAAAGAAAAATATTATTGCAACATATTCCGAGCCTTTAGTTTCAAATATATTTTTATACTTATACTGTGGTTCTATAACTTCTGGTGCTAAAATTGCTAAATTTGTATTCTTCTCTGAACTTATAATATTACTATATCCATTAGAATTTAAAGCATTACTATTCATTACCCAAGTTAAGAATACAGATTCATTTTCATTCGGTTTTTTTGCTGAAACTGCATATATATTATCAGTTAATTCACTTGGATACTTACCAACCCACACACCTCTTAAAAAATTATCTAAATTACCATAAATATTTTCAAAAGAATCAATTTTACCATTTTGATTTTTATCAATTGGTATTAAAGTTACACTACCATCAATAATTAAATTTTGGATATCTTCTAATCTACAAAACACAATATCTGTTTCTAATTTAGAATTTATTTCACTTTGCTCAATTACTGTGCCAGTGTTTTTTGTAAAATTGTTAACTTTATCTTCTAAACCTTTTTCTACATAATATTGTGTAAAGTTTTTTGATGAAACACCATTAGGAAAAGATTTTTTAGAACTTGTGACAGGAACAATAACATTATGTCCAATTATCATTTGCCAATTTGCATTTGGTGTATATGTAAAATTCAAATTGGTACTATCTAACTTGATGCTAGATGTTTTATTGTATTCTGAAATACAATTTTTTGTTAATTTGGTTGATTCACCAAAACTATTCAAACTGAATAGTAAGAAAATTAAAATTATCAAGTTTTTCATATTATTTATTATTTTTTATTATAATATACAATACAATAACTGTGCCAAACAAAAAACACCATTGATAATCAATGGTGTATAGATATTTGTATAATAAATTTACATATAAATCGTTGAAAAAATATACAGAGAATATTAATAAAATAGATAATATGTTATTGGCTATGTGTTTAACATATAAAAATAACAATCGCATATTTTTTCATCACTGTTGAAAAAATATGCGATTGTTATATTAAATAATTAAAATTCAGTTGTATCTATTGATTTGTACATATCATCCCATTTTAGATATTTATCTACAACATCATAAACATCTTGCAATGTAATTGTATCAAGAATTGTTTCAATTCTCCATTCTGGAGCATCCATATATTTTCCAATATTTGAATAGTTAAGAATTTCTGATTCTTCAATTCTTGTTGAATAACTATCTTTAACAATATCAAATCTTTCTTGTGTCAAATATTTTTCTTTATTTTCAAGAACTAATTTAATTTGATCTTGAACAATATCAATATTTTTGAATGATGTGTCTGTAATTATACCAACTAAACAAGATGAATTATTCAATCTATCAACAAAACAACTTATTCCATATACTAATCCTAATTTTTCTCTAACTTCTTTATAAAGTGGTGAGTTTAATCCAGATCCTAACATTTCACAAACAAAAGAAACATAATTGAAATCTTTGGTAATAACTGGTGATAAATCTATTATACTGACTTTGTTTTTGTAATCAGTAATAATTTCCAATGGTATCATACCTTCTGGAACTTTTGTCTCATCATCTGATTTGATAATATATAAATTTTCATTAGGATTAAATTCAAATGGTTTAGGATCAATTTTTTCTCTAAATTCTATATCAGCATCAAAATCATTATGTTTTGATACATTTATAACTCTAGTTGGTTTCTTATAGTACAAATCCAAATATTCTTTACAGTCTTGTAATGTAAAATTTTCAATATCTGATCTCAATCCTATTGGACCATAATAGTTGAACATTTTTCTATAAAGATTCATATAATGACATTCTCCTTGTGAATTAAATGCCATCTTGTATTCTTCTAATACAATTTTCTTTTCATTATCAAGTTGTTCTTGTGTTGGCTCATAACTTAATATAAGTTCTAGAAATTCTTTTTTAACTGTGTTTATGTGCCTATCCAAACCTTTCATAAAAAATACCACAGAGTCATTTGCGGTATATGCGTTCCATTTAATGTTTTTTTGTTGATAGGCATTTTGCATATGTTCAAATGACTTGCAAACTAAATGTTCGCAGAGGTGTGCTATCCCAAACCAACCTTTTTTTTCTACCATTGTTGAACCCTCAAATATTACATAAAATCCTGATAATCCTGTTTCACTCTTTGCATTTACAATCATAATTTATTTATTTTTTTGTTTTTAATTAAATCTTTTCTAATTAATTCTTCCAGATATTTTGATTTGTTATAAATTTCATTTTCTTCTAAAAATTCATTTAGAAGCCTATTAATTTCAACATCTATTGTGCCATTTAATTTTACCCTTTTTTTATTTTCTGGTATTTTTGATCTGGTCATATCTCTTTTTATTATTTGATTTATATAGATAATAAATAAAAAAATGTTTAATTATTTTATAAAAAAGAGATAAAAAAGAGATTTATGACTTTAAAATATTTATATATAGAATATGTTATTAGATAAAATTATAATGGTGTCAGTTTCAAATAGAACAAAAAAATATTTTATAGATAAAGGCTATACTAATATTGATGGATATTTTTTAGTAAAGCCAGAAGATATGAATTCAACAAATAGAACAAAAGTTAATTGTAAATGTGATTATTGTGGTAAAATTAATGTTATAACTTGGTCAAATTATATAATTCAAATGAATAGAGAGAAAATATATTCTTGCCACAAATGTCACTACAATAAAAGTAAAATTACATTTTTGAAAAATTTTGGCACTGAAAATCCAAATGAATTAGAAAAAGTAAAGAATAAAATTAAAGAAACTTGTTTAAAAATATATGGCGTAGAGCACAATTCACAATCAGAAATAATAAAAAACAAAAAACAGGAAACTTGTTTAAAAAATTATGGAGTAAAATATCCTGCTCAATCAAATTATCTAATGATAAAAGGATTAAAAACAAAGGGTTTACACATAGAAGATAAAACGGAATATGAAAAATTTAGATTAATAGTTTATAGACTAACAAAACATAATAAAAAAGAATTATTAGAAAATTGGAATAATTTAGATTATTATGATGGTGAATATATTAAAGATAATTTTAATTTAGAATATCATGATATTAACTATCCAACAATAGATCATAAAATATCAATTTTTTATGGTTATGAAAACAACATGAATCCAGAAGAAATATCACATATTGATAATTTGTGCTTCACAAAAAGATGTATAAATAGTAGTAAAGGAAAAAATAATACCATTTAATTTATTGGTTTTTACTAATTTTTTCTAATTTATTTAATTTTCTTATTCTTTCTACTCTTTGTCTCACTTCCATTTTATATGCTAAAATATTATAATGTGTGTCTTTATATTCTATAACGATTGATAGATGATCAGCATCATCTTTAGTATAATCTATAAATTTAGCAATATTATCATAAAAAAATATATCATTTAGTTCATTTATAATGGATTTTCTATTTTCTTCTGTATTATAAAATTTATCATTGATATTATATTTATCAATAATTTTTAATATATTTTTAGTTTTAAATTCCATTAATTTTTTCTAATTTGAGTCTTCTAAAAGTTTTTTCTAATTTACTAATGTATTCATTAGAACGCTCATGGTTTAATATTTTATCTAAATATTTTTGAATAACTACTTCTTCTGGTGTTGAATTTGAATATCCAAAAACTACATGAGTAAATGCTTCAGCAAGATCATTTGAGCAATTTACTTTTATCATTTCACCATTAACATTATATAATATCTCACATTCTGATGTTATTTTTAACAATTCAGTATTTGTGCCTGGTTTTGATATAACCAGTAAATTTGGACTGTACATCATTGAAGATATTGATGTTGAGGATAGTGTTAATCCTGATACACATATAGTTTGTCCTGTCATACATATAGTTTGTCTTGTCATAATTTATCATCATCTTTTCTAAATAGATAGCGATTATACCATTCTGTTTCCATTTGATGAAGTGTTGTTAAAACAATATCAATAAAGTTATTATTAATAACAGTATTCATATTATTTTTTTTAACAACTTCTACTTCTTTTATGAAGTCTTCTAATGAAATATATGGTCTGCCGTCTTCTCCTTTAATTGTTCTTACTATTCCCATCTTATAATGTCATTTCTAAACTTGAAATAAGTTTTTCATCTTTTTTAACACTTATAATTGCATCAAAATTAATATAATTATGGTGTTCTATTATTACAATCTTTTTAATTTTTGTTTTTAATCCTTCAATAAAATCTACAAATTGTTGAATAGATTTATTTACTAATTTGCCAGTTAACTCATCCATAAAAATAAACTTTGGCTTAGATTTAACATTAACTTCTCTCAAAGCCATTTTAAGTGCAAGTGCACAGAATGTTCTTTCTTTACCTGATGATTCTATTGCGTTTTGACTAACATCTAACCTATCGTCTGCACTCATTTTTAATACTAAATTTTCATCAAAGAATAAAGTAAAATCAACATTAGCTAATATTTCAGTCAGTTCCCTATTAATTAAATGTATTGACTTCTTTAATAAGAATGTTGGAATTCCATCTCTTGAAATACATTTCTGATATTCTTTAAGAAGTTCTTCCTTTTTCTTCTGCTTAAGATATTTAGTTATTTTATTAGAAATAGTTTCTATTTCTTTTTCATTTATTATAATCTCTTTTTCAATTTCAGAAGTTTCATCTTGCAATTCTTTAATACTATCTTTAACTATTAAAATTTTCTCATCAATTCTATTAATAGAAAATTGAATATTTTTATTTTCTTCTATTTTATATTTATATTCTTGATATTTATCAAGTTCATATTTCAAGTCTTTAATTTTAAGATTGAAATTTTCAATAGTTAATAGAATATTATCCTTTTGAGATATTTTTTGTTTTCTTAATTCAAAATTACTTCTTAATTTTTCCTCAATTTCAATGTCATTTTCAATTCCTTCTAAATTAAAAGATTTCAATTCCGATTCAATATTTAAAATAACTTGTTGATTATCACCCTTTTCTTTTTCAACATTTTTTAATAATAGAGTTCCTTTAGCAATATTATCTTTTAATGTTGGAACTTTTTCAAAATTGTTGTTTTTTATCTCCTCAATTGTAATATTTATTTCTAAATTTTCTTGTTTAGTATTTTTTGCGCTACCAACTTCTTTTAATTTAGTTCTTGTTTCATCAGAAAATATTCCATCTCGTATATTATCTTTTTCTGAATTTAATATATTTTCTTTTTCTTCTAATTCTGGAAGTTTATTTTTAAGTATTTTATAATCACTTAAAAATTTTTGTATTTTAACATTATTATCTTCTTTTAACTTAGTCTTTTCTTTTATTTGTTCTTCTAAGTGAGCAAGATGATCTGAATATTCTGGATCATTTTTATCATATGCTCGACCACAACTTGGACATGCTGTTGAATTTTTTAATTTTTCAATATCAATATCTAATTGGTCATTAGAATTTTTAAGATTTAAACCATCTTTCTGTAGAAGTTTCATCTTATTAGAGATGTCACTTTTTTCTAATTCTAATTTTTGAATTTGTGATGTTATTTCTCTTACTTCATCATTGATGATATTTTCTTTTTTACTCTTAATAATTTCAATTTGCTTCTCATTATCACTAATTTTTAATTGAAATTTTTTAATTTCAGAATCTTTCAATTCTTTTATTTTAGATAATATTTTATCCTTTTGTTTATCTTGCTCAGTATTAAGTTCCCTCATTTTAAAAATTTCATCCTTTCTTTCAAGTATCTTATCATTAGTATCTTTCAACTTAACTTTTAAGTTATTGATTTTAGTCGGATCAAATATTTTAGGTAAAATACTTATTTCTCTATCTAAAATTGTTAATTGTACATTTGTATATTCTGCAATTTTAGATTCATAATTTTTTATTGAATTTAAATTAATATTCTCATCAAAATTAACCATAGATGAATCAATATTATTTAATCTTTTATTTAGATCATCTCTATCAACACCATGTCTTTTTAATTCTCTTTCAAACTCGTCAATTAATGCTTGGTTTGTTTCAATATTTTGTTTTCCACCATCATTTTCGATTTTTAAATCTTCAATTTGTGATTCAGAATCTTGAATGTCAACAATTAATTTTTCTTCACTAAGTTCTTTTTTATATTCTTTGAATTCCTCTAATTTAGTTTCAAATACATCATAACCAGCGTCTCTAATTATGTTGTCCATAAATACGCTTCTTGTCTCTGATAATGAGTCATCTAAATTGTCAGCATTTGTAAATGACAATCTAACGAAATCCTTCATGTCACCTAAAATCAAATCTAATTTATCTTGAGTTTTCTTTTTTACTTCTCCAGTTAATTTATTTTTTTCAGATATAACTTCAGTTTGATAATAATCTATTGTTGTTGGACAGCTTGTAATTAAAGTTTTATTTTTATTCCAAACTCTTTCTGTTTTTCTTTGAATTGTAAATTTTTCACCATTAACATCAATAACTGCGCCACCAAAGCAATAATCTAAATTTCTTTTATTATTAATATACCTACTATCACCAAATTTCTCTGGGCTTAATGTAGTTGTGGTTTTTCCAAATAAGATATATGTAATTGCATCCAATATAGTGGTTTTACCCTCTTGATTTTCAAAGGCAGAAATTTGTATTATTCCGTCAATATCTTTCCAATCTATTTCATTATTATCTCCATAAGATTTAAAGTTATTAAACCAGAATTTGTCTATACTCCATTCAATATTTGTTTTATTACTACTCAAATTTAACCTACTATTAATAATCTCATCAATTTTAAGTATTTCTTCAACATCATCTTTTTTATACTTTTGTTCTTGTAAATATTCTTTAAAAACAGTTGTTTGAACTTTTAAATCTGTTAAATCCAATGATTCTGATAACATTTCAGATGATATAACATCTGTATAAACATGAGTTTTTTCAAATTTAATTTTTATTGTATTAAATTTTTCTTTTATATAATCCCTTATATTTTTTTCATTTACGGTGGTAATATTTGAACTATAATCTTTCCAATGAACTTTAACTTCCGAATCTTTAAAAATTGGTGCTGTAAGATTTAAATTGCCATAATCTGTCATTTCATTAATATATAAATTAATAAAACCATGATCATTAGGTATATTTATAAATTCAAAATTTTTATTAGATATAGACCAGTTCAGGAATCCATGATTTATTGGATCTTCTCCCCAATTTTGTTGAATGAGACTAGAACTATAAGCTTTAGTACCATTTTCAAATGATTGAAATAAGTGTATATCATTTAACATAGATATATCACCTTTTAAATCTTTTATTGATGGTATATTACTTTTTGTATAAGTTGTACCATTATAAAGCTTAACTTTATCTATTGGATCATGATATAAATCTATATATGTTTTAGTTTTATCTTTTGTTATTGGAAAATCTTTCCAAGGATTACCTCTATCAGCATGACCCCAGACAGACCACACAACATTTTCATCATTATAAAAACCTGTCTTATCATAATAAATTATATTATTATTATCTAGTAAGGTGGTTACTGCTTTTATAGTATCAGTTTTATTTAAATTTTTCTTTGTGAAATCATGATTACCTAATGTTACAATAACTTTAGATATATGTGATAGTTTATTTAAGAATTCACCAAGCAATAAAAAACCATCACTTTTTAATTCAACCCAATCATTCCAAGTATCCCCATTTACAACGATTCTATCTGGTTTTATTTCTTTTAATTTTTTATAAAAAGTATCAAAAACTTGTCTATATTCTTCTAATCTTGTGTCCTTATGTATGTGTACATCTCCAGTGTGAACTACAGTCTCTATCATTACTTAATATTTTGTTTTTTGAAATGTTCAATCATAATATCTTGAATCATTTTAGATTTTGTAATTTTTTTACTTTTTGAAGTTTCATTTAATAGCTTAGCTAATTCAGGGTGAATTGTTATTCCAAATTTTATATTTTTTTCTTCTTCATTAATCTTCTTTCTCATAGATAGATTTATTTTTTTATTATTTAGATTAATTTAAAAAAAATGTTTAATAAAAGTGAAAAAATATAATAAAATGATACTTTTTGACTTTAAAATATTTATATATAGAATAAAAAAGGATTATGAAAAAACTTAAAAAAGAAGATGATAGAAAAATTAGATTTTCTATTTCAATGACTCCTGAACTACGCAATCTAATAGATATCAATACTACAAATAAATCTAAATATATAGAATTTGCTATGTTAGAGTATTTTTCTAAATGTGGTATTGATGTATCAAAAATAAAATTATAATATGGGACGTAAGTGGGAAGAAGTAGAAATTAATTTCTTAAAAAATAATTATTCTAATCAAGGTATAGATTATTGCTTAAGAGAATTAGAAAATAGAACAAAAATATCTATTCAAAATAGATGTAGTATTTTAAATTTAAAATTAAGTGAAGAATTAAGTTCAAAATGGGCAAGAATGGAAGATGATTTTTTAAAAAATAATTATTCTGAACAAGGTGTGGATTATTGCTTATCTGAATTAAAAAATAGAACAAGAATATCTATACAAAATAGATGTACTGTTTTAAAATTAAAATTAAGCGATAAATTTAGAACAAAAATAAATAAAATTTCCAGAAAGAAATCAACTCATTATTTAGTTGATCATTTACAATTTATAAATATCACCAAAGAAGAAATAAGTTATATTTTAGGATTTATTTGGGCCGATGGATTTATTGATTTTGAACCTATTAAAAAAAGAAAAACTAAATTTATAGTTGGAGTTAGTATTAACTCTAAAGATTCTGATAATATTTATAAAATTTTTCAAAAAACTGGCGATTGGAAAATTTATAATCGCAAAAAATTTGATAAAAGAACAAAAAAATACTATGAAAATTCATCTATTCAAACTTGTAACGAATATATAATTAATTTTTTAATAGAAAATGATTATGATAAAAAATCATTAGTAAGTCCATATAAAATATTAAGTAAAATTCCTGATAATTTAAAGAGTCATTTTTATAGAGGGTTTTCAGATGGAGACGGCTGTTATTATAATAAAAATAGAGTCTGTCAATATGTTCTTGCTGGAAGTTATGAACAAAATTGGGATTGGATAGAAGATATATTAAAAAATTTTGAGATTACATATAGTAAAAATAAACGAGAAAATAAAAAGGGAAAATCTTCAAATATTAGATTTGTTAATATTAGTGATATAACAAAATTTGGTGAATTTATATATCAAGATTGGAAAGAGATCGGATTAAAAAGGAAAAATGATATTTATTTAAAAATGAAAGAATTAAATATTCAACCTATAAAATATTGGACAGATGAAGATAAGAAATATTTGATTGATAATTATAAAAAATATAACATTAAACATTTTAGTAATAAATTTAATAAAACAGAAAATGCGATTAGTTCATATTATTGTATAAATAAACAATCTAAAGAATAATTTTAATTTTTTAATTAAAAGTTTATTCATTCATTTTTTAAATCTTTTTATTTAATATATATGTTTATATAACATTAAAAAAATATAACTTATGAGATACTTAAATAATTTTTTAGAACACTTAAACGAACAGAATGATGCACTTAAAGAATTAGGTGTTAAAGATGGTAAAGTTGATTTAGCAAAAACAACGGATAAAATCAAACAATACTTATTTAAAAAGGGATTAGAGAATAATGATATAATTGGTGAAGAAATTAAAATTAAAGCCAAAGATTTAGAACCAAGTCAAAAAGAAATTTATTTAGATGAAGTTATGTCTTTTTTATTGAATCATAAAAAATTTGTTAAAAAGGCATTAAAAGGAAAATTGACTGATGATGAATTAGTTATAAGTTCAGATAATTGTATTGTTGATGGACATCATAAATGGGCTGGCGCATTTATATTAAATCCAGATTGTAAAATAAAATGCGTAAAAATAAATATTCCTTACAAAGAAGCAATTCCTGTTTTTACCGAAATATTAAAAGATTTTAAACCAGAAACAGATGAGCATGTAGATGAACACAAATATAATATTTTTGATTTAGTTAAATCTAATAGAGATAAAGTAAAAGAGTGTATAGTTGATATTTTTAATCACAAGAAAGGTGAGAAAAGGTTTTTAGATAAAGTTGATCAAAAAATAGATTCAGATTTACATCCAATAAATTATATAATTAGTAATATTTATAAGATACCAAATCCAGAGAATAAAATATATGATAAAAGTGAAATGCCACAAATGAGTGATAGAGAGATTGAAGAAATTTTAAATTAGAAAAATAATATATAATAAATAAAAAATAAAATGATGGCAATGAAAAAAATAATTGACTTTGGACAATTCTTAAATAAGATAAATGAATCAAACTTAGACGTAAGCCTAGTTGGTAAGATAGACTACACTTTACTTGCACCAGAAGCAACAGAGGATCAAATAGTTGAGCTTTGTGAAAAAGCAAAAGTATTAGGTGTTAAATCAGTTTGTGTTTTACCTAAAATGGTAAGAGTTGCAGCTGAAGTATTAGAAGGATCTAAAGTTTTAACTTGTACAGTTGTTTCTTTTCCTCATGGTACAGATACACCAGAACAAAAATTAGCAGAAACTAGATTATGTATTGCTAGTGGTGCTGATGAAGTTGATATGGTATTAAATTATCCTAAATTACAAAAAATGGTAGATGAAATTACAGATGAAATTACAAACGATGAGGAAATAGAATATTCCCTAGTTAATGAAGTTTCTATGTTAGCAGACGAATGTCACAGACGTAAAAATAAACTTGGTGAACACATTGTATTAAAGGTTATTGTAGAATCTAGTTGTTTAGATGATGTTGCAACAGAAGAAGCAACACATATTTGTTTAGATGCTGGTGCTGATTTTATTAAAACATCAACAGGAATGATGACACCATCTGGAGAACCAGGTGTTGCAGAATTAGATAAAGTAAAAATAATGAGAAACACTATTGATCAAGAAGGTTCTGATATGAAAATTAAAGCATCTGGCGGTATTAGAACTATGGCAGATTTACAAAAATTTGAACCTTATGTTGATAGATTTGGCGTGGGATTTGCCGCTGTTGATTCTATTTTTGGCGGTGCAGTTGCAGGAGAAAATACATATTAACTATGAAATACTTGAAAACTTTTGAGATGTTTAGCCCACTTCCTATATGGATAGCAACTGGTATGTTAGATGCAGCTTCTAATCCACATAGTAATAGATATAAAGATGAGGATGAAGATGAGGATGAAGATGATGAAGATAATGAAGATAAACCTTGTAGAAAATGTGAAATTGGTTATTATAGAAAAACTCAAATGACTAAATCTTCGGGAGAATTAGAATGTGATAATTGTGGTGATACAATTGGAAGATATGAAAAATAAATGAAAATATGAAAATACTCAAATTTAATGAATTGGCTGGCGCAACTTATAAGTCTATTATGAATAGAGTTGCTGATAAAGGTGATCCAAGATCATTTAGAATTTATGATGATGCAAAAAAATTAAGAAGTCAATATTATTCAAAAGAACCTCTTAAAGTATTATTAAGTAGTGCATTCGAACCTATTGACTTTAAAATAGTTGATATACATTGGACAGGATCATCTTTAATTCTAACCACAATAAAAGATAACAAACAGCACAAATTACAGTTTGATATTCATGGCTTTGAACTAACATATGAAGGGCACGATGAACATAAAGTTAAGGCTAGTGTAGATCGAAGAAGTGCAAAAGTTATATCTAATATATTAAAAGACTATGATATTGATGTTAAACCACAAGAAATTCCACATATGTGAATAAAAAATCCTGATTTAGTCAGGATTTTTTTATAAGGCAACTCTAGCTCTTTCTTCTTCTAAACAAGCTTTCTTAAATTTTGGATCAATTTCATCATAATACATATTGCTCATTTTAGCACACCAAGTAAATTCTTTAATTAATTCCTCTGTGTCTTTAATCTCTAATAATTTATCAACTTTTTCTTTCAAATAATTAATATCTTCATTTCCTCCAAGTTGATGAAAGTTATTATATTGTTCAATAACTTTCATATTATATTTCATTCTATATATCTCATTATAAATTCTATTACTCATTTTATAAATTATATTTTTCAATTGGATGCTCTGGCATTCCTACCAATTTACAAGCACAACCATATCCGCAACACCAATTATATTTACATCTCTCACAATCATATTTATGTTTTGGATCATGTTTTTCTGGTGGTTCATACATTCTTTCAGATGCCACTTCAAATTTTTTTAAATGTTTCATATATTCATTTTATCAATTTCATCCGAAAATTCAGGTATTTCAAAGTAATCAAAAAATGATGGAAGTTCACTATCTGTATTTACTTTAAAATACTCAAAATCATCTTTCCACCAAATAAGAATCTTTGCAATACATTCAACTGGTAAATAATCATTTATACCGTATTTTTCAACTGCACCTTGAGGATCACCACGAAATCCACGAACTTTATAGTATTTTCCTTCAGTAAAAATATCTTCATAGTCTTTAATACACAACACAAACTTACCAATTTTTCTTAAATCTGGTTTTTTAAAACTTTCAAATATTGTTATCATAATTTTCTATTAAATACATATAGATCAAAAATATTCTTATTATCAACAATCTTATTTTTATCTAATTCAGAACCCAAAAATGATTTAATACATCTATAATTTCCTAACAAATTTTTACCATCATAAACCTTAACTTGTCTATTAATAGTTCCAATTGCACCCACAATAACTAAATATTTATTACCAAACATACTTCTCATAACCGAAAATTTCATAGCCTGAACACTTGAATCTTTCAAAAATCTCACTTGATCTAAGTTCTTTTTATTGATTAATAAATTTTTGAAAGGTAATTTTAAATCTATCTGGCTATTGGAGTTAGATAATTCTATGCTGGTTACACCTCCCGTTGGTGTGGATATAGTCGTTTCCTCTTCTGCTTGAATCTGTCCACCTTTAAGCAAAGTGTTCTGATTTCTTCTTATTTCATTAAAGTCTGCCTTTGCTAAAATTCTTTCGGTCATAATCCTATCATTCATCTTATAATTTTTAGGCGGAAGCCTAAAGAAATTACCAGTGAATGTCATTGTTATTATATTTTCAACTTTGAACAGTCTCCATACTTTTTTTGTTTCTGCTCTTTGAGAGACACTCCAACCCTCCAAATGAAATCCACGAACTAATATATTTTGAGTGTTTTTATTTTTACCTAAAACCATTGGTTGAATCGTTCTCTCACGGCCACCACGCCATTTATCTTCCTCGCCGCGATACGAAATTAGTATAACCAATCCATATTTAATAGCTTTTTTCATTAAATCCTCAGTATATTTTACAGGCTTATTAATAGGAAAATTAGGTATAATATTAGGATCTATTTGCTGTTCCTCATTTACCTTAGGTCCAAAAATCTTAATATCTTTTGGTTTAAATTTATATTCTTTACCGTCTTCAAACATAATTATATTTTATATTTCCTGAGTCATATATTCTAAATATATTTCTATCTAACATTATTTGATGTTCTGTTTTATTTATATCAAATCCTTCTTTAACTAAAACATCTTTTCTAAAATTAAATCTATTGTGTCTAATTCCATCAATTATATAGTAATAATTTGATTCTGTTTTTCCTTGTGATTTAAAACCTAATTTTTTATATAATTTACCCTGACTTATTGATCTATCAGAAAGTGCCATTATTTCTTTAGGTTTATAATTATCAATAAAATAATTAAACAATTTAATAGAACTATCTACTATATTAGTATTTAATTTATTACAAAATCTTAATAATTCATATTTATTATCAATTATATCAAATATCATTAAACTAACTAATTCATTATTATTAAATAATCCAATTTTTATCTTAGAATCAACAAATCCTTGTATATGATTTCTATTCAAAAACTTTATCACTAATTCATTGTCAGATATTTCTTCAATTTTAGTTTCTGATATTTTATCAGTTATTTTTCCTAATTTATTTAATATTATAGATTTAACTATATCCCGTTTATACATCCAATCATCTTCATAAATATGAATTAGTTGAATTCCTTGTTTTTCACATAAGTCAGTTTTATTTAAATGATAATTATTTTCTTTTTTTATTTCATTATGCCAAAATAACCCATTAAATTCAAACGCTAATTTTAATTTTGGAATATAAATATCCAATTCATTTGGATATATAATAGTTCTATTGCTATATAAAATTTCATCTGTATAATTATCACTAATAAAATTTTGAAGTTGAATTTCTTTCCCAGAAACAAAGTAAGATTTAGATGGATTACATATTGTACATAATACTGTTTTCAATTGCTTTCTATTATGTAATAAATCCCTATGAATTATAAAATTATGTTCTTTGTTACAATCACATTTTAATTCATAATTATTATCATTTTTAAAGTTTAGAACACCAAAGTTTTTAGTCAAATTGTTTATCCAATAATCTTTCTTTATTTTAGAGATTTTTTGTATAATTTCCTTATTTTTAGATGGATTATCAACACCGTAATTTTTCAAAAAAGTTTCTTTTGATTTTTCAGAGTTGTAGTAATTCTCAATACCATGTCTCTCTAAATTTGTTTTTTTATTTTTAATGTGCGCGCATTTATTTGAGCAAGTATATAAATTATATTTTTCTATATTTTTCAAATATTTATTATAAACCAATTCTTTTTCTTCACCACACACATCACATTTAACCACAACTTTATATGCCGAAGATTTTGTTAAATCCTCAGTCTTTATTATAAGTTCGTCACCAACTTTAGCATCATATCCTTTATCTAAATAATACTTTAATCCAGTTGAATTAACCTTAATTTTTATCTCTTTTGTTATTATCATATCATATATAGTTGTATTTCAGCATTTTGTTTATAATAATATTGATATTTCATAAACATAATTACTCTACTATATATAAAAAAATATGATCAATGATTTAAATATATAGAGTTATGAAATATATTAAATATTTTGAAAAAAAGGAAATGAGTAAAGATGAACGATATATGTTTAATCTTGGTAGAAGATTACAATATAATCTTAGAAAATATTTTAACCCAGACCAATATAAATATTTTAGAATAGGCTCTGACCTATGGGACCTGATAAAGTTTATGTTTCATTTACAGGTGTTATACCAAATAGTGAAGATTATGCAAAAAAATATGATAATTTTATAGAAGAAACAAAAAGATTAAAAACGGATTCAAGACATTTCAATAAAGTAGAAGCAGAGAAAATATTAAATAGTGTAAAAACAGAATTTGCTGATTTAATCAAAGAAAAAAATGAACTCTTTGAGATACAACGGACATTAGAACTAGAATTACAAGAAATTTTCTACCCAAGTACTATAAAAATTTTATTAGTACCATTTGATAAACAAGAATTCACAATATCAATTGACTATAGTGATTTAGATATTTCAAAATATGAGGAATTGATAAAAATAATTGACAAATCAATTTTTATTTATAATCCTAAATTTAAACAATTACTTCATTTAACGAAAATAGAAGCAATTAAATTGTTAAATAATATGGAGAATTTGAAAATTAATATTGAAACAAGAAAATATAACATATGAAACATTTAAAAATATTTATTTTATATATAATAAAAATATTAAATTTATGAAATATATCAAACCTATATATGAATATGGTATCAGAGATGAATATGCTAGAATTGGTGTTGAAAATTTTTATAAAATAAATAAAAATTCCTATGTTAACCCGCACCTTAAAAATATTCATTTATGTTTAGATTTTGTTGTTGATACAATTGAAATTACTAATTTCTTAGATTTAGCGGCTGGTGCTGGAGAAGTCACTTCTTATTTAAAAACAAAAGGAATAATTGATGGTATTGGATGCGACCCTTATTTATCTGAAACATATGAAAAGAATACGGGTAAAGAATGTTTAGATGAATCATTTGAAAATATTTCTAATAATGGATTAAATGATTTCTACCAAACTATTATCTGCTCTTATGCTTTACATCTTTGTGATAAATCATATTTCAATAATCTATTATATAATCTGGCTTTAAATTGCGAATACTTCGTTTTAATCTCACCTAGTAAATATCCTGTTATTTCTGAAGATTACTTTCAACTCATTGATTCAGTTATAATTAACAAATCTCACTGTAAAATTTTTAAAAGTACTGTTAATTAAGGTATTAGTCTTAACTACTTGATTATCAACACCCCTAATCGACTTATAATCAGGTACTTAACTTCAGGCAAGATCATGATATAATATACATATAAATAAATTTCTCCCCCAATTTTTTCATAATTGTCTCTTTATCATCTCCTTTATAAGTAATTGCTCTACATATTCTGATTTGTTAATATTTTTTTCCTTTAAATGTTTATCTACAATTACAATTAATTCCTTATCAATAGTTAATGATAAATTTTCTTTTTTATTCTTTACTTTAGGTCTTCCAATCATTGATGTTTTTTCTTTTATATAGTTAATAATTAATGTTTGAAAATGGAAAAATATGACATTTTTTTATTTATATATACAAGTAAAAGAAAAGTAAAAATGAAAAAAGAAATAAAAAAAGAAAAGGTTGTGTTGAGTTTAAGACCAGAATTAATTCAATTTTTAAGTGAAAATTTTGAAAATAAATCAAAATATGTTGAATATTTAATTTATAAAGATATGAAGGAAAATAATTTAATTGAAAAAGAAATGATATATTATGATTTTAGATAAAAATGTTGAAATTCTGATTGGCAATGCTAATATTAAATATTATTTAAGTGCTGGATATGATGTTAGTAAAGGTGATAAAGTGTTAATTGATATAAAAGATTTAAGAAGAGGTACACCTATAAAAATTAATGTAAAATGTGATATTTGTGGTTCTGAAAATATAATATATCTTCAAAAATATTATATTAATAAGGATAGATGTGGATATTATTCTTGTAATAAATGTTCTGATATAAAAAGAAAGATATTTAATAATATAAAATATGGTACTGATAATGTTTCACAATCTGATATAATAAAGGCTAAGAAAATAGAAACAACACTTAAAAATTATGGTGTTGAAAATCCTTCACAATCTGAAGGAATTAAAAAAATAAAGTGTGAAACCATGATGAAAAATTATGGTGTAGAATATGTTTTTCAATCTGATAAATTACAAAATGATATGAAAAAGACAAAAATAGAAAGGCATGGTGATGAGAATTATAATAATAGAGAAAAAGCAAATGAAACTTGCTTAATTAAATATGGTTGTGAAAATCCTTCTCAATCATATTTAATTAAAAAAAGAAAATGTGTCACATCAATGATTAATTATGGAGTTGAAAATGTATTTAGTTCTTTAGAAATTATAGATAAAATTAAGAAAACAATGATGTTAAAATATGGTGTAGAATATGCTATGCAAAATAGAGAATTATTTACAAAAAGTAAATTAACATCAAATAAAGTTTGTAGATACAAGAATACTGATATTTTTTATCAGGGAAGTTATGAGAAAGATTTTTTAGATATATATTTAAATAAAATAACAGTTGATAAAATTGATAAAATACAATACATATTTGAAAATAAAATAAAATATTATCATCCAGATTTTTACTATAAAAAATTAAATTTAATTATTGAAATAAAAAGTGATTATACATTGATTAATGAGTTGTATAAAAATTTAGCAAAACAAAAATCTTGTATTGATCAAGGATATAATTTTATTTTTATAATCAATAAGGATTATACTATTTTTGAAGATATTGTTTTTTCATGATTTCCTTTAAAAACCAACTGTCAATAACATCGTCTAAGGGTTTAGGAACATCTTTATTCTTGGTTATATGTTCTTTATATTCTTTACACCAATCTTTTAATTCCATATCTATATTACTATCTAAAAGAGCATGGAACATATCCCATTTATCAAAGTTATTTGATGATTTACCATTATTGTTTTCATAATGAAGTATTTCTTTAATAACTCTTTTACCTTTCAGTTCTATTCTTGGCTCATAAACCATTCTACAACATTCACCCTTTAGAGTGAGTGGAGCTATTATTTGAATTGTAGAAAACTTACCCATTTTATTCATGAGTTTATATTTAAGAAAAGATGTAAATTCAATTAAATCAAAAACTGGACCTTTGGAGTTATATGAATATCCTTCAATGCCAATTCTAACACTATCAAGAATTTTAATATTATCAAAGATGTCATCAATTATTAGGTCTGTTATTTGATCAAATTCTGTTAATTTTAGCATTTCAGATTTACTATAATCTTTTTCATTAGAATAATTATAAGTAATATGGCGAAAGTTAATAAATGGACTTGTGTCTTTAATCCATATATTATTATCCTTCTTTGTAGTATAGTTATATAATTTTATTTTATTATTTTTCTCTATACATAAGGCAGTTGAAATCTTCGAAACATCTAGTCCAATAAATATCATAAACAGTTTTAGTTTTTTTTTATATATAAAGAAAAAAGAGTTCTGTAATGATTGATGAAAATGATGGATTTCATTTAGTTTATGCTAAAAAAGGTGGCAGTCCAAAAAATTGTTTTTTTGAAACAAGAATAGATGTTACTCATTTTTTACTAAATAATTTAAATGAAATTGATTTTATTTGTATTAATGATGTAATTATAAATAAAGATAAGTTGGTTAATGAAAATATAAAACTTGGCAGACATTTAAAAATAGATAAAATAAATAAAAGTATATGATATTTGATGGAGTTGTAATAAGAATTGAAAAACAATTATATTTATTTGTATTTAGTCCAGAATATAATACTATAATGGATGGTATTAGTATATCTGATCATGAGTGTTATAAAGATGTAAAAGGAGATCAATTGATGGTAGTTGATGTTACGTTTAGAGATGGTACATTAGAATTAGAAGATATTGATTTGGATGAGTTTATTCACGGAGATAGTTATGGTGTGAATGATATATTTATAAAAATACATGATAAATTGTTATTTACTATAAGTAAAGAAGATAGTATAAAAAGAATAACATTGGTGGAATTAATTGAAAATGGTGATTTGAACACCATTGCAATTGATTGTATAGAAAAAGCAAAACAATTAGAAAAAAATGTCTAATTTCTCAGTTAAAGATAGTTTATTAAAACTAAAAGAAAAAAATTACGATATAAATATAACTAACACTATAAATATGTTAGTTGAAAAGTTTGATGAGCAACAAATTAGAGTGATGTCTCAACATCACGGATTAAAAATAGATAATAATCTAATACGTTTATTCTTTATTGAAAACGTTGGGTTCAGATGTATGAATGATAAAGATAATATTTATGGTAAGATGCCAATTTGCAAAAATATTGAAAAATATATGAATGAATTATATTTGGAATCTATCAAGAATGAATTTAATATGATTAGATCATAAATAATTATAAGCTGCAATATCATTATTTTCGTTGAAGCCTAATGCTATACCGTCTGTACAATCTTCACCAAAAGCATCACTAACTCCAATTGCGCAAACATTAAAATCATCTGGAGGAAGAACAGGATCTATATAAAATTTTAATCTGGATTTTATAACCTTTCTTATTTGAACTACATTTCCACTTTTGTCTAAAAAAATATGAACATCCATATTTGTATTACCAGAGGATGAGTCATTATTATAATCTATATTTGTTAGTAATTTACTCATATGTTATATATTAAATTTCATTTATTAGCATTTGTATTATTTGTAGAAATTTTAGATGTATAAGAGTTAGTTAAAGAATTAAGTTTAACAATAGTTTCTACTGATGAATCAACTGCTGTGCTGTTATCATAAATATCTACATTTACCCATTTTTGAGGTGTATTATTAATATATTCAGTTGTTTGCCAATATTTCATCTTAGTTAAATCAAAATTATTATTAACTAACCAATAATTTCTAGGTTCATCATAATAGAACATTTTATTATTTACATATCCTAATCCGCTACCATCATTATCATATGTAGTTGTTTCAATATATATGTAAGGATCAATATATTTATTTAAGTTAAAACTAAATGGTTTTAAATCTTGTTTTGATAATTTGAAATATTGAACAGGAACTAATATTTCTGTTGGACTATATGATGTTCCAGATAAACAGAAAGTTTTTATTTTTACTGAGTAACTTGTTGGAGCTTCATTATAATCTATTGTAGTTCCAGTTGCACCAGACATTATATAGAAATTAACAGTAATAAGATAATCAGATTCAAAATTTAATGTTGCAGTATAATTAAAATTAACAACAGTTGAATTTCTTTCAATTACAGATTTTTGAGTTTGGTTAGATTCATCGTAATCTTGGTATAATGTTTGATTTGTATCAGCAACACCAGTAATATCCAATAAATTAGCAGAAATTGGAATAATATTTTTTCTTAACCAATTTTTTAGTTTAGTTAATTTATATTGAACATCTTCTAATGAATATATCAGTACATTATTACCATCCTCATCTGTAATTCTATATGCTAAGTTGAACAAATTGGTTTTCTTCCAAGTTTGTTGATTTTGATATTTACCAGCAATGAAATCCATTTCATTCCAACCCTGAACTGTATTATCAAAAATATCAGGAATTAAAACTTTATGTAATTTATTAAAAAGAGAAGATGCTTGATCTATGTTTCTATAATATTCATATAAATATAAACTATTGTAACCAAAATAATTAATAGCATTAATTAAAGATTTATATGAACCAATATAATCATATATTTCCCTAAATTCAACTAACATTTCTTTCCTTTTTCTATTAAATAATGTAAAATCAATAGCATTGTCTTGAATATCAGAATCATATAATATTTCATATACGTCATCTTCTGATTGTACTCCAAGATTATTTAGATTTACTTTATATCTAATATCTTCAATTTCTGTTTGACCGTATAATGGGCAAGATAGAATTTCTTTTGGTTGTACTTCAATTTTGAAAAAGAATGTAGCGCCTGTTGAATTGAAATAGGTGAAACCAGAAGAATATGTAGTTCCAGTTTCGACACCGTCTGTTTGATAAGTATATCCAGAATCAATTGTAATTTTAGTTCTACTTAAATTTAAAATTTTGTATGTTAAATTGTTTTCAAAAATTCTCTGATTATATTTGCTTTGATCTTTGAAATAAATTTTTATCAGTTGATCTTTTTTGAATCCATATGATATGAAATTAAAATCTGCTGGTGCTTTATAGTCTAATGTAACTCCATCAAATATAAAATTAGGTATTGATATTGATGAACCAGAATTAGTATATCCAGTGTATGCAAAATAATTAGTATTATTTTCAAATTTTTCAATTAGATCAATTTTCAATGTTCTAGTGTTAACTCCTTCTTCAGTTGCATTGTAACCAATAAATATTTCTAATGGTTCTGGAATCCAATTATAACTTGTTGATGAATCTAATTGTTCTAGTTTAAATGTGAGTTCATCAAAAACTGTTTGTTGAAATTTTGGATTATTAACTTTTGTTAAATCCATATTAGCTTCAGTATTTAAAAATACAACATTATTAACTTGTGAATCAATCAAAGGTGTTGGTCCTGTGTATATTAATTCTGGATTGTTATTATATGGTACTAGTTGAGTGCCACTTATATCATAAAAGAAAATAGAATCATCAATAGGTTCATCGTAAGGAATTTGCCAATAAGCTCTTAGATAAATATCTCTATAATATTCACCTCTTGGTTTTCTAATAAATTCTCTAGTTTTACCTTGAATGCTAATACTACTTTCTGATGTAAATACACCTTGATATGATACACCAATAACAGATTCTGTTAATCTGATAATATTATATTCTTTATTATTTTCTGAATAATTACTACCAGCTATTTTTAAAATCATTCCAGTTGCTAAATTTAAGTTGAATAAATTTGTAGATAGACTTCTAATTTCATTACCAGAAAGAACTATTGATCTATTTCTTTGTCTTTCAGTTATTTTATAAGATGATAAAATGTTTGTTACAACTTCTAAGTCCCAAATATCAACATCTGACATTATATTTAGAGTGTAGCCAGTATAAGCTGTGCTATATCCACTATAGATAGTAAACCCATTACCACTAAATATTGAACTCCAAGTTGTTATTAAGTTGTTTATTGTTGATTGAGAATCACTTACAAAATTTGTATAATATTGATTTCCGTTTAAAGTTACTCTAAAACCAAATCCATCAGTATCACTATTAAGATATAATACTATTTCTGTTGATACGTTATTTTGATATAAATTATCTGATGATCTATTTGTGTTTTCATTTATTAATTTTTCATTTGTAATTATATCATACTTTTTTGTTAATCCGTTGGTTGTTAATGTGAAATCATCTGTAATTTTAACATTGTTTGTAAAGCCAGAAGCGTAGAAATATTTTGTTTTTGTTCCATATAAACTTTCAACTGATAAATAATCA